AGTGACAATACGCTTCCCGTAAACGGAGATAGCATTGTCTTTAATAGTAGCGCAGATGCGGCGTGTGTTCTTACTGATGCTCAACCTTCTGCTAATTCGGCACATAAATTTGCAGAAGTCACTATAGAAAATAACTTCGACCAAACTCTTATTCTAGGTCATGCTAATGCAAATTTAAAAACCGATAAATTAACCATAAAAGCAAAAGGCAAAATAACAACCGCTCCTGCAAATGCAGCAACTAAAATTTCTTTCTTCGGTGGTGGAACATCCGGCGTCTTCGTATTCTTTAATCACGCAGATATGGGTTCTGGACCACTTGGTATGTTCGATACTGCTACATCTAGGTCAAATATAACTTTTGATTTTGCTAATGTTTCTGCTGGTACGGTAATAAAATTAGAAAATGGGGTTTATCCAAATATTACCTTTGTGGGTACGGGCAACAATAGTAGTTTTAGCCCTACCGCCGTAACTGCCGCAGGAACAAATACATATCCTACAACAGACATGAAGAACTTTCTTACAGATAGTGATACTTCAGTTATTCCTGCTACAAAGAATCAAGCAGATTTAGGTAAGATTTTTAGAATACATGGTAATATTTATGCGCAATGTGCAGATTTTAATTGGGGTAATACTACTTTAGAAATCCAACCGCAAGATACTAGCGGTAGCAAAGTACCTTACAATGGCAACTATACTTCAAGTGGTAATTTCAGATACGGTACTGCTGCAAAAGTATTCAAAGCCAAGTATAATCACTTGAGAATAGCAGGTCTTAGTGGTAAATATTTCCAAATGGACGCCGGCTCTATTTTATCTTGTAATAAACTTACTGTTTTACCAGACGCTAGATTTTATGGTCCCGATACTAGTGTCAATAAGGGTGCAGAAATACAGACTATAGAGCAGCCTACTATACAGGGTGATTGGAACTTTGCCCAGTTGTCTGACGGTATCTACAGAAGCCGTAGCAACCCACCACCAAATCAAGAATATCATAACATACTTACTAACACATTAGGTACTAACGGACAGGTTTTAGCCGTTAGTTCGGGTGGAGGTCTTGAGTGGTCTTCTAGCGCAGGTGGTGGGGGAGTAACGGTTGAAAATGCTGGCAGCGCACTAAGTACTACTGCTACTACTCTTGACTTTACTGGTAATGGGGTGACGGCCAGCGGTTCGGGCGCTGAAAAAACTATTACTATTACTGATACAGATACTAACACACAACTTAGTCAAGAGCAAGTAGAAGATTTTGTCAATGGGGTAATGGTTGGCGGTACTAACCTTACAAAGACTTATGATGATGCGGCGGGAACGCTGACTTTAAATGTAGATGATGCTTTCCTTAAGAATGACGCTAACGATGCCACAACCGGTACTATAACTGCGGCGGGTTTTGCTACCACTAACGGCCCTGCTGATTTTCTGAGAAGTCATGGTAGTGACCCGACAATGACAGTAGAACAGGATGGTACTGGTGATATTGCCATTTTTAAAGGAACAAGTAATGAGTTAATTACTATTAAAAAAGGCGGTGCTATTAAGTGGCATTTAAGCACTAATGGCGGTGCTGCTAACGAAGCAATAATGACTTACGCGGATAAAAACGGTGATGAAAGAAACTTTATGTCTATGCATGGTCAAGATACAGATGGAAACGGTTCTGTAGACAAGACAACACTTGTTCTTCATAATCGTGGCCCTAATGGTGATGTAGAAATTAGGGGAAACAGTAGCACCGCCGGGTCTAGTGGAGAAACGACCATAGCAAAGTTTGAAGATGATGCAATTAATCTTTACAAAAATGTAATAGCAGCAGGTTCTATTACATTAGGCGGTCATGCGTTTGATGACATAGACATAGGAACTGAGTTTGTTGATACTGACGACCACTTAATGTCGTCCGGTGCAATCAAAGAAAAGATTGAGAGTTATGGTTATGTAACTACTGATACCGATGTTAGCCTTGCTAATTTGAAAACAAGATTAGCAGGTGGGTTTGGTAGCAACTCTGTCACTATAGGTGATGCAGACGATGTAGTGACAATTGGTAATGACCTAACAGTAACAGGAGACTTAATTGTAAGTGGTGCTACGACTACTCTTAATACGGCTACGCTTGATGTTGAAGATTTAAACATTACAGTAGGTAAAGCGGCTACGTCTTCCTCGGCGGCTAATGGTGCAGGTTTGACTTTTGGTGCTTGGTCTTCCGGTACTACCCCTACATTAATATGGAGTAATCCAAACACTAGATTAGAGGTAAATAAAAGCCTATACTCAAGTGGTGGGTTTGTAGGCGCATTAACAGGAAATGCGGCAACTGCTACCGCATTAGCAACCGCAAGGGCAATCAACGGTGTAGACTTTGATGGTACTGCCCCTATTACTATTACGGCGGCAGGTTCAACGCTGAGTGATACAGTCACAGTAGCAAAGGGCGGAACAGGATTAACAACGATTGCCTCTAACACGATACTAACAGGTAATGGGACTAGCGCACTAACCGCAGAATCTACCTTTACTTATGCCACAGGCCAATTAGAAATGAACGTAGGTTCGGATGGTTCTAATGATGCAGCAAACATAGTCTTAGATGGTCATGTCACATCTAGCACTAACACAGTATCAGAAATATTAGTGAAAAACAAAGGCGATTCTATTACTAGGATTCTAACGGGTAGGGAAAGTGCTGATGATGCGGGTTTCCTCACATTTTCAACACAACCCGACAACTCTACCGGAATACAAGAGAGAATGAGAATTACATCTGATGGAACGCTAGAGCATATGAAGGATACTAACGCAATAGCATATCATGGTAGAGCGGCCATAGGGCATACTGGTCATAGTGACTATGCTGGTTTTGGTCATCTTGACACATTCGATACCGGGGGCTATGCCTTACTTCAAGCCGCAAATGGAAAAACATTCCTCAATACAGAAGCAGGTCAAAGCATACAATTCAGAGTACACAACAACGATAAGATGACTTTGGCAAGTGATGGTAAGTTTGGGATAGGCACTACAAGTCCGAAGGCTAATTTACACGTTTCTGATGGTTCTACAAGTGGTATCACTAATGCTTCTTCTGCCTCTTTATTGATTAGTGACGATGCTAACCCACGCATTTACTTTGAGGACTTAAGCGAAGGAGCGGCTGATAGGGTTTTTGGTATCAGATACGAGAACGAGTCTTTGTCCTTTGACTCCCTAAATGACGCGGCATCTGCATATGATACTCAAAACATAATGGTGATAAATCGAGATGGTAATGTCGGAATAGGCACTTCAGGCCCCTCAACAGAACTCCATGTATCGGGTGCTGACCATCCTTCAATAAGAGTTACAGGGACAGATAATGCGGGTGCTGACCCT